GTTACAAGGTCAGCAATAACTTCTGAGGTGCTTGCTTGCATATTTTGATAAACGGGGTTTCCATCTGCATCAACAGAATCTTTTGTACCTGTGACGCTATTAGGGTAAACCTCTTGGAATTCGTGAGCCAAGAAACCACGGGCAGAAGAATTGTCTGACTTCCATTTGTATTCAACAGGCTTGAGTGCGTCGATACGCTGTCCCGCATTAGCCACAGGGCCAATTACTGTTTTAAGGCGGTAGTCGGATGTGGTGTTGTACAGAACCCCGGTTGTGCCGTTTTGGGTGATCGAGCCAATTTTAGTGCCGTTATACCCAAACTGAACATAAAGGTCACCAGAGCCGTCTGATGTGGAGTGGTTAATAGTTTGAAAACCTCCTCCAGACACCAAAAAACTCATGCTTCTGGCAGTTTGCAATCCCGTACTCGTCGTCCCCACCAGCAGGTTGCCGGAGGCATCTAGCGTCATCGCCTGTGTGAAGGTGATTGCATTACCTGCTGTGCCGGAGGGTGCGGTGAACCATTGGAATGCTGTGCCAATTATGTGTTTATACGCAGCGCCGTTGGCTGAATAGATGTCGTTTGTTCCGTTGTTGTATGCGTTATTAAACAGCGCCAAACCGAGAGAGCCACTGCCTTGGATAGCGTTGCTTCCCGGAAACTGCATCACACTACGGTTTGACCCACCCCAAGCACTCGGCGTAACCCCCAGACCAAGGTTGCCGGAGGAGTCGATACGAACGGCGGGAGTCGTAAATGTCGTGCCTCCAAGTGTTGTGCTTGGAGTAATAGTGAATTGACCTTCTGCGTATTCATCAACTGCTACTTGCCAGTTCCGATTGACCGTAAAGTTGCGGGTTGTTCCCCAGATAGCCTTGGTTCCATTGCCAGAGGACAGATGTAGCAGTGCCGCAGGCGAACTCGTCCCAATACCAAGATTCCCACTCGCATCTAGCGTCATCGCCTGTGTGAAGGTGATTGCATTACCTGCTGTGCCTGATGGGGCGTTGAACCAAGCGTGAGTACCAGAATATTGACGGTAGTATGTTGCATAATCTGAATTTATGTAAACACCACCTCCAGAACCAAAATACGAATTTCCAAGCATAATTGATTGGTTATTATCCGTACCGTTAGTAAAACCACCAATTGAACCGCCGGGAAATTGCAATGCTCTTGTTGTTCCCCAAGCACTCGGCGTAACCCCAAGACCAAGGTTGCCGGAGGCGTCGAGGCGCATCTTTTCAGAATTATCTATTGCAAAATAAATAGGTTGAACGGCCCCAGTTGTTAAAGTTAAACCACCAGTGCCGTTTCCAAAGACATAAGTTCCATCCGCCCTAAAAATGCCAGAGGTTGTAAACGAAGCACCAGTATGTGAAATTGTCCCAAAATTGCTACCGCCATTGTTTAATCTTAGTCTTGTTTGGGCCGCAGTACCAGAGCTTGCGTTTGTAACTGCAATATTTGTTACGGCATCTTGCGATTTGCTTACCTCTAAGGAATAAGCAGGCGAACTCGTCCCAATACCCAGCCCCGTGCTGGTCAGGCGCATTTGTTCGGAAGAGTTAATTTGAAAGATATGCTGGTAGCTTGCAGAACCTACGTTGTAGACGAGTCCCGTATAGTCTGGCCCACCTTGAATGACATAACCGGCGGTAGAGCCAAATTGAAGTTGCCCTTGCGCATTTCCCGCGCCATACAACTTTAATGCTGGAGTGCTGCTTCCACTTGAAACCCCAAGCGTAGTCCCATCAAACGTCAGGTTTGATGAGTCTTGGAGTAGGCCAGATGTACCAGCATATGTCACGCGACCAGAGGTCAGGCTAGAGAATGTGATGGAACCAGACGATGTGATGCCAGTCAAACCAGTCAGAATGCCTGCATCGCTCAAAATACCAACGGAGTTCTGAATCAGTTTTCCTGTTGTGGCGTCAAACCTTGCCAGAGCATTGTCAGTGGCAGAGGCTGGACCAACCACGTCACCAGAAGCGCCGGCGGTTGATGCCAGCAACGTGACCGTGCCGCCGTTGTTCTTGTAGTACAACTTTCCATCGGTGATGTTGATTGCCAACTCACCGCTGACTAAATTGGTGTTAACCGGAACAGCCGCCGCCGTCGTACTGTAGTACAGCGATATTGGGGTGAAGTTTGTTTGTGCCATTTCTGTTCCTAAAACCAAATCACCGCGTTATTTATAAACGTATCCGTCATAAGGCAATCCCGGAGTTTCAGTCGTCAAAGACTCATCAGGTCGCGGGAACCTAATTGTAATCCGCTCGGTCTTCCTTGCGGGTAAACGATACGGGTCAAATTGATCAGCACAACCGGTATCGCAAACCTGCAGACCCGGAAAGTTTGGATCCGGCCTTAACACCGAATGCGGGTACTTCATCTTGCAGCGGTCGCATACCGCAATTGCAATATCAGAGTAACCACGAGTGTCAAGGAAGCGTGGCATCTATCTAGAATACACAGAAATATTTGGGGCAAAATATATTGGACTTTTGTCTCTTTCTTCAGATTCAGCCAATGCCAAATATTTTTCTGCTTGCGCCTCAAGGTATTGGATGCGATCCATTCCGACGCCGGGAAGCTCTAACGCCATCCGATGGGACAGCATCATCACAGTCGCCTCATACCAGCGCTGCGGCACTTCCAACTCATCCGTCAACGCCCCGACATCGTCAATCTGACGCGAATACCAAACAGTCATCTGAACAAATGGGTCGCTCGGAACCGGCCACAAGTAGATCTTGGACTGCGGGATCGTGCGATTAAACCAGTATTGAAACGGCTGATTGGCCGTGAAGTTCTTATTCGGCAGGTTGGTGTAATCATCCCGATTCAACCGGGCCATCGTGATCTCGGTCGAGTTGTTTCCGAAGAACAACTCCCGCAGGCTTAACGTGCCAGTGATTGCCCGGATCCGGTAGTACGGAACCGTGTAGCCCGGATCGATGTCGTACCAAAGCCATTGGTTGTCAACCCATGCGGTTGATCCGGGAGCGGCGATCGTGGTCCATGTGCTTCCGTCAGAGGAGCACTCAAATACCACGTTGAACGTGCCAGAAACGCCCGGTAGGATGCCGATTGACCCGATATAGACTGCAGATCCATAATTAACCGAAATATTCCCTGCCGCAGAAGTCTGCGTACAGATTGTGTCTGTGTTGCCGTCAAAGGCATTCGCCACCACTCCGCCGGCGCTGCTTGAGTACGCTCCCGACGGCCTTGCCATCTTCCTGTATAGCGCTTGCAATACGTCGTTTCCGCCAACAGGAAGGTCGTAAATGTACTGGTCCGCTTTCAGGCCGTACACTTTTTTGCTTATTGCCCAATACTGAATCCCAATATTGATAAGATTGGACAACAGAAAGAACAGCGACTCACGGGCAGACGTTACCTGCTCCGACGTCAGTTCTTCCGCAAGTTTGCCGGCCCGACGCGCTCCGTGGTCGATCAACTGTTGAACATTGATGACCGTTGTGCCGACTGTGTTTGAATAAGCCATCTACCACCCCGGACAATTCCATCGTTTCATCGAGGCTCGTGACCGACTTCCCTTCTCACTCTTTTCTGCAACCGGACCCATCCTTGCGCAGAATGAATCGCGCCTTGCCCCCCCTTGGGGCTGAGGTGCTTTGAGATGGGATCCAGTCTCACTATTGTACTTTGCTCTGCCTTTTGCCGTAAGCCCAGCGCCTTGATCTGCAGGCAATTTTTCACCGCGACCAATTGCAAGACTCGGCCCACCGTCTTTCATTTTTGCGGTCTTTGCAGACTCACGAAAGGCTTCCGCGGTTGGCGCACCCGGCGATCCGGGTTTGCGCATTTTTTCCCCACTGCCGTGAGCAATACGTTCCTGTTTGGCATGAATTGCTGCGTACAACCCGCCTTCTTTGGCCGTAAATTCCTTGCCAACCTTGACAGGAATGCCAACCTTCTTTGCAAACTTTGGGCTATGCGCCACAGCCTGCATCAACCGTTCTTGCGCTGGGGATTTAGATGGCATTTTGATTTGGCCAAGTAATGTTGAATGGGTCATCCTGCTTGGTAATGTCCCGCAGAGCTTGGCGATAGGTTGCCCATTCTGCCTTATCAACGGGTGAGTCCGCTACCTGCGTCCAGTCGGTGTCCTTGAGCATCTGGTTGCGCTGGGTGTTCATTTTTTATCCCACTAATGACCAAGAAGTTGTTGTTTCGTCCCATGTGTACCGCTGACCGTCAGCAGGCACCGCAATAGGAGCATCCCACAAGAAGGTTTCCTCGTTTAGAACCCATGACGGGAACGGCTGCGGAGGGATGAAAGCATCACGTTGATCATCGTAGGTATATCCAAAACCAGCATAGTTCTTGCGAAACGGTGTCCCTCCTAACAAGTGCTTGCCGCCAAGTGTGTTGTAGCTAGTACGTTTCCAAATGTTGCCGGTTTCTAACAGTAAAAGCTGCTCCATATCAGACTTGACCGTTTCATCCCATCCCGGAATGACGTTGATTACAATACCATATTGATTGAGTTCTGCGTAATGCGCCATTTACATCACCAAGTAATTGTGCCAGTACCGGCGCTGAAACGATAAACTTTATACCCAGAACGAATTGTTGTATTAGGAGTGACTGAGCCTGAAGCATTATCGACCCATGCGCTGCCATTCCAAGATTGAGTGGTCAATGTAGCACTAATTGACGAAAGGTTTGGAAATGTGTTTGGGTAGGCAATAATAACAACGCCAGAACCCCCATTTGCCCCGCTATATGGGGGTGTTGAATTGTTTGCCCCCCCTCCTCCGCCACCAGAATTTATTGTTCCCACAGATCCACTACCACCACCACCATTACCACCACCACCAGACCCACCTGATCCGCCGCCAGCCGTGTCTCCGCCGCCACCACCGCCACCGCCTGCATAAGATGCCGCCAATCCAGTTATGCTAGATCCAGAGGCGTAACTTATTCCGGTTCCACCGGCCCCACCAGTAGAGGAAACCCCAGTTCCGTTTGATCCAACCCCTCCGGCACCCCCACCACCACCAGACGCGCCGAGAGGATCGTTTACTGAATTTCCTCCCGCGTTACCTTGACCAGAGGTCCCTAAACCCCTCGTGCCGCCGTTTCTACCGGCGCCGCCGCCACTGCCACCTGTTGCCGCAGTCCCGCCTCCAGAGCTACCAAAACCACCCCCAAGAGAGGTAATGGTCCCGCTAGTATTGGCAGAGTTGGTAACTGTTCCCGTTCCAAAAACGGAAGGAAATCCAGATGTACCTGTAGGATAACTGGCTACACCACTCGAACCAACAGTTACGGTATAGGCAATTGAAGCGGATGTTACATATCCGGTAGTAGTTAATAAACCGCCAGCGCCACCACCACCGCCGCCGTTGCCTGCTCCAGAGCCACCACCCGCAACAACCAAATACTCAACTGATGTTGGACCGCCGCCAGCAGAGGCTTGCAGTGTTAAAAAATTATTGAGTGCGGCAAACATTATGGTGTGTACCCTTGAGTAATGGAGCCGTACCAGTTTGTACCATCAGCAACAAAAGACAGTATGTCCATTTTCCCTGCCGTTGCAGTAATTGTAGGAGCACCCGCAGTCCCCCATTTAACTCCAGTAAACGTAGCCGTACCGTTACCTGTAGCCGCAGCTTGTTTAAGCAACAGAATAAATGACTTACCAGCGGTTGCAGTAGGCATCGTGAACGTGCAAGCAGTTGAAGCTGTCAACGTAGCCGTTTGAACCGTGCCGTTAGTTAACGATATGGTGTTTGTAGTTGTTACCGTGCCAATAGCAACAACACTTTCGGTGTAGTTTGTAATCGTCGGGTTGGTCAGCGTCTTGTTGGTGAACGTCTCCGTCCCAGCTAAAGTAGCAAGCGTTCCCGACGTCGGCAACGTAACCGCAGTTGTGCCAGAAACCGTAATCGTTGTCCCAAACGCCCCGGAAATCGTAATCGTGCTGGCTGAGTTGTTTGCTACACCAGTTCCGCCCTTGTTTGCGGCTATTGCAACCCCGTTCCACGTTGCCGAAGTAATTGAACCGGGATAGTCAAGCGTATTCGTTGACCACGACGTATTTGATGGTGTTTGGTCGTGCCTGTCCCAACTTCCAGCAGAGGTTGCATTTGATAACAGAACAACTGTTACATATCCGCCAGAAGGAATAGATGCAATTAACGTAGCCGACGCATTATTTACGGTTATCGCACCGCTAGACTGGTTGTTGTTGAACGAAAATATTGTGCCGTTTGGCAGTGTGGTTGCATTGGGTAATTGGATAACCTGACCGCCAGAACCCGTGACGTTATATACGGGCGTTGATGCCGCCGTCAACGTAATCGTGGTTCCAGACGCTGCTACGCTTGTGAACCCGTTAAACGTAGCGTTAATAGTAATGT